GAAGTTTCCGCTGAAAGCCATATCACATTCTCCTGATAAGTTCGGCTAAGTCTTTTTGCCCTGCGTCCAGAAGGGCGTTATACACTGTAGTTCGGTCGCTATTTGCGGCCTCTTTCATGTAGAAAACAAGAACCGCTCTAATGTGATCCTTGAATGCCTGCGCCTGCGCCTGTACCTCTGGCAACGCAGTATCAGCTACAGAGATGATTTTATCTAAGCATCTCTCAGCGATCTCTTCTGGGGAAAACCCTCTGTTCTGTGTCGTATGTACATTAACGCTACCCACCTCAAAACCGCCGCTGACGCCAATCATGCCCTAGCTTTCCTCACCTCACCTGATCTATAGCTGTCTGTCGTGCTGTAACCCTCTCCTAGCTCCTCAAGTTTGGATAACGCATCTTGGTATCGAGCTGCGTAAAGTTGCATTAAATCAGCATCGCCTTTCAAATAGGTGTATGCCTCAATCAAACAACCATAAAGCAGCGTGGACTGAGCATTAGTACCCAGCCAGCTTGTACCATCGCCAGATTCAGTGATTGAGGTAGGCTTGTGGAAGTAGTGCAGCTCTGCGTCATAAGCAGAGTCAGGGGTAGGGCCGAGGATAAACGCGGTGCGGCTAAAAATGCCGTAGTATTTGGGCGCTGCCTGGGTAGTGGTCAGCGGGTATGCCTGACGAATAAAGTTTACGTCTTTGAACAATAGATACTCAAATCCTGAATTATCTATCGCCAGGGAATATGGGGTCAGGAAGTCTGTAGGCATAATCAAATACTGATTCCCACTTGCTACCGAACCAGAAACATTTTTACGAAAATCAGGTAATTGAACGGTTTTCAGAATCTTGTCTTCTGCTTGCTTGATGATCGTGGGCAAGTTATTGACAAAGCTGGTTTCGCTGGATTCTGTGTAATCCTGTATAGCCTGCTTTAGGGTTGTAAAAGTAAACGCCATCAGGATGTCTCCACGGTTACACGCCCGACAGCACCCGCCATGTCAAGGCCGACAGTGCGGCTTCCAAGCGCCGTGTTGCCTCCCCCGACAGGATTGAACGCAGAAAGCGCACGACTTTCATCAATACTGCTATCAGGTCGCGGAAATCGTAACGCCTGCGGGTCGTTTGCATTGACATCCCCCAGCTTCAACTGCGGTTGATCTTCGTCTACAACGTCCCTGCCAACCAGCAGCCCGTTCCAACGACCATCCTCGATCTGTCTGACCAGATCACGCAGTGGGTATCTGAACCCTGTCCGATCACAAAAACCAAAGGCTTTAGATCCTTTTGCATAACTGCTCATAAATTATTGTATCCACCAGGGGCCATATACAGGGATGCTTTTTCCCTAGAAGCATCTGCCGCCAAATTCCATTGCTCCTCATATAGCTGCTTCAAAGCTGGGGCTATACTTAAAGATTCCGGTTTTTTGCTTGCTATCTGATAAGCAAGGCCGGCCACCATGCACGGCAGATACCGCGCCGGCACATCCATGTTGTTAGACGCTGGCTTGCCGGTGTCTTCTATTCTGTCTAGGTAGTAATACGCAAACGTGTAGGTCGTTGTTGCGTCTGGTACAGGCCAGAAGTGCAGTGTCAACCCTGTGGGCTTGCGCTCAACGTAATACTGTAGCGGTCTGCCCTGTGTGAGTTTGTTGGTCTGGTGGGCATACTGGCTCACCGAAATCCTCTGCATGGTCAGGTCAGATTGTTTAGAGGTGTCGCCTGCGTCAGTTCGCAGTAAACCCTCTATGATGTCCTGCTTTTCAGCAGTCAACGTGTATGAAGAGGTGCCAGCAGTCAGCGCCTGGGTAGCATCTCTAACCGTCCACAAGTTGAGACCACGGTTTTGCCACTCTAACATCAGCAGATCCAGGCTACGCCGCGCAGTCCGATAGTCGTATCCGCTTCTAAGCTCAGACCCTGCTCGCTCGAATGCCTCTTCAAATATATCTGAAAGGTCAAGAGTGAATGCTGTTGTGCCGCTAGTAGCCATTTAAACCATTCGTCCTCTTGTTCTTCCCTTACGGGCCAAGCCATTCCTGCACTTAGCTGCCTTGACTCTTTTTGATTTGGGCGCGTTCTTGATCTGCTTACCCATCTGGGCTCTAGTTATAGGCATATCATCACCAGTTTTTACACGACCAATATCTAGGAGTGAGCTTGCTAGGTGGCTTAGAGTCACACTTATGCCTAGCCCTGAAAGATTTTCTGCGAGCAGGCTGATTCTTTTTGATCTTCATATTCTGATCGCCATATCGAATTAGTTTTTCTTTGCCATCCTCACACGCCTTGACAACAAACTTTTTGGTGGGATGACCTGGTGTTCGCTTTGGCTTGTTACACGACATAGATTTCTTGTTAATCTTGCCGCCCTTTTTGTAATACAAACGCATTACTTTCTATGCCTCGCAGTCTTCTTGGCAACCTTCTTGGGTTGCTTAGAAAACTGCTTACCTTTTTTTGTATCTGCTCTTTTCTTGCGGCTGGTTGCCGCATACTCTTTGTCTGACAAAGCCTTGATCGCTTTCTTAGGGAGGTATCTTTCTCCCGTAGCTTTTTTGCCCTGAGTGCTTGGTTTGCCAGATTTGGTTTGCCACTCTTGTTTAGTCCACTTCTTGAGCGACTTTTGAGATTTCTTCAGGGCCATAAAAGTTACTCGTCATAATTCAACGTCAGCTCCTCTCCCCTCTCAATGTTACGAGAAGAGAAAAGACTGTACACAAAATAATCATCCCACTCTTGGGTGAGGGTCAAATAACAGTTCGGATCTTCTGAGTGATTAACAAAGCCGCCCAGGGGCGTTCTTATGTAACCCAGAATCATTGGCACCTTGATATGGGTTTCTCCCAAATCAAAGCCCTCTTCAATATCATCCACAGCAAAAACGCCAAGACCTTCTATTTCACTGGCAGATATCGTCAAGCTATCAGGTAGCGGCTTATAATAAAAACGGTTGTATCTTAGACCCACTAGTCTTTATAACCACCGCCAGCTTTTTTATAAGCAGAGGCCAGCATTTGCGCTTTTCTGGCTGACCATTGACCTGGCTTTCCGCCCTTGCCGCCAGCCTTTATTCGATTGAATAAACGCTTACGCATCCCAGGCTTGGTATAATTTCCAGCCTCGTTGACGCGAGACTTGGACTTTTTAGTCTTGCCGCCTTTCTTGTAATACTGTCTCATCAGCCGTAGTTCTTCTTCAGTTTCAGCACGACAGAGTAAGTATCGCCACTACTCGCGTTTGTGGTGGTGAAAAGAAGATCGCCTGTCTTGCCAGAGGCGGCAGCAGTGTTGGGCAAACCCACAAATTCAGAAAAGTCGAGCGTGTCGCCATAGTCGGCGATTAGCTCCCACGCCAAAACATTAGTGGTTGCATCGCAAAAGATCTGCACACCCATGCCTTTGGTTGTGTACCAGATACATTCGATGTTGACGCTGGTACAGGCACCCTTGCCTGCTGGGTCTGAACTCAGCGCTGATACATCCACCTTGGCAACAGCCGACTCACCTGTGCCATCGCTGACATTGGTGAAGTGCATAACTGCCGTGCGGGGGCCATCCTCAATAATTTTGGTTGTGACTACATCAGCCATCTTGTCCTCCAGATAAAGGGGGCCATGCCCCCGTCAGTTTATGATGCGTCTGAAGTGGTAGAGATACCGAAAAACTTGAGGACAATAACTGTGTCACCACCTGGATCGCCAGAAAGCACTAGCTCTACCTCATCGGCAGTTTCTGTAGCCGCAGTGGTTGTGCCACCGGACATTCCAAGAACGCCATTGCAGGGGAAATAACCCTTGAAACCTGTAGAGTTGACAGCGGCAGAAATGCCATCGACAAAACCATCAGTGTCTGCGTCCGTGCCAATGTCGTTAAGGTTGACGGAGTTTGAGGCGGCAGTGGTAACAGCGACCAATACGCCCATAGGGATGAAGTTTGAGGGGATACCAATAGCGGCTTCTTTACCTGTCGTTGCACCGTTAGCTACGGTAATCGTCGCCTCGTAGGTGGATAACGTCATGGTGCTGGTAATAGCGCCAGTGGTGGAGTTTTTGGTGATATCTGAAAAACCATTTTCAGAACGGACGGGACCGCTGAATGTAGAATTAGCCATGTGATTCTCCTGTCGTGGCTAGTGTCTAATGTTCCATGTGGAACAGTTAGTCAGGGAAAAAGGGGGGCAAAGCCCCCCGATGTTTTAGGAAGTTCCAGGCGAGCCGTAAATTCCTAGTGGGTCAGATACTCCGAAAGAGTAACGAGCGCGAGCTTTGTAGCGCACGTTTCCTGTGTCAAAGTCTCCGTCCATTGAAGTTTCAAGCGCGGTGCGCTCAAAGTGCTTCATGCCGTTCGGTACATCGGTAATCAAGAAGAAGGCATTGGTGTCAGTCAGGAAGTGATTGACAGAGTAGCCTTCTGGGATTGACCCGTTGTTGCGAAGGGCGTTGATGTCGTTGTCAGATGTTCCGACTCGACCCTCAGTTTCGAGCAAGCGAGTTGCCACAAAC